TGGCGTTGGGTTGAGCTATTTCTTGCCTCTCGCGGTGTTCACCAATTTTGGCTTTATCAACCTTTAGACGTGATTCAACGTCGTCTTTCATCTCGCGGTGACGATTATGTAACTGCCGATGAGCTTGGCAAGATCCTTGGTCAATATCGACTTGCGGCAGACGAGGTTGCCACAGAGTTCGAGATGTTAAACCCGTCAAGCGAGTCTCTACAGGATATTCCCATGCTTGCAGAAAGAATAATAAGTAACTCACACTACGCGGCAACTAAGGTAGATAGTCTCAAACAATTTCCTTGGTACATTGGACGCTATGACGCGCAGGCATTACTCGTTGGAGATAGACAAAATATAAAGGAAGCTTACGGCAATGAGACAATACTACCCTTTATGCCTGTTGATGGAAACTCTGGCGATTTCTTGTTATCATCTCTTCCAGGCAACTCTTGGAAGACCATGGGAATCATAAATGTAAATGATGAGCACGTTACACAGGTTGACGAGTTGTGGCAGGTATTAAGAAGACCAAGAATAATTGCGCTTGGAACCCAAGCAGAAAAAGGACTAAAGGCTCATGGATTTAAGGAACACCAATACGTTGTTCTTCCTCATCCGCAATATGTACGACGTTTTTCTAACGCGCGCAAGTTAGATTACGGTCACGAGATATTTAAGCAATCACTACGATATGACAGGGAGAGCCAGTGGATACTGCGATAATAAACATACCGGACGGAGTTAACGGATACGTTGATCTTGTTAAACACGTCTTAGAGCACGGTCGAGAAACCGCTCCGCGCGGAATGAAGACCCGTGAGATCGAGGACGCGGTAATTCGCATTGATGACGTAAAGAACACCCTACCGTTAGGTGTAGGGCGCGGAACTGTTCCAGGTATTGGCGCGGTTGAGGCGTGTCAACTTCTCGCTGGAGTATCAACTCCTAAACTTGTTATTGCGGTTGGCCCACAATTTAAGAACTACGCCGAGGACAACGGACTGTTCCATGGCGCATATGGTCTAAGAACTAATGGCCAATATGAAAAGGTTATTGAAAGACTAAAGCAGGACCCAGACACAAGACAGGCAGTTGTTACCATATGGAATCCTGAACTCGATCTACTTCCAAAGAAACGTGACTACCCTTGCACGATACTTCATCAATTTAGAATACGTGATAATAAGTTAAACATGACTGTGTTTATGCGCTCGAACGATGTGTGGCTTGGAGCTGCGTATGACTTCTTTCAATTTACGCGTGTTCAACTTGCAATTGCATCTGTCTTAGGCATTCAGCCTGGCAACTACACGCACCACGTTGGATCTCTTCATATCTACGAGCAACACTATGATATGGCTGATAAATTAAAGTACGCAGACAAATACGAGAATGTTCCAGCCATTACTGGACTAACTTGGCAACAAGTTTCGTCATATGCCTTAAGCGCGTTAACTGCCGCTCAGCATATAGACGAGACAATGTTACGGTATAGACTTCACCCCTTTGAAGGATGGTATGCTAGTGCAATGATACGCGCCATTGAGAAAAATAAGGAAAAGTCAAATGGATGAAGAGAAGATGAAAAAATTAAAACGTGAAATTGAAGACATGTATGAAAGCCCAATGAAGGCTGCCATGGTTCAACTTCATGAGATGTACACTGAATTACAGGCGGCTGGGTTTACTCGTAGGGAAGCTATGTTTTTAATTAGCAAGCTTTTTAACAGCATGATTGTTGGAGGACCACCTGAATCGTCTAACTAGACCCTCCTGGGATGAAACGTGGATGTCGGTGGCAGACTCGATTGCCAAACGTTCACGCTGTAGTCGTGCGCAAATAGGCGCAGTTGTTGTCTCAAAGAGTCAACGTATCTCATCTACAGGATACAACGGGCCCGCTGCAACACTTGCGGTTGAAGGTGACTGTATTGACTGGTGCCCACGCGCTCAAGGAGTAGTTCCTTTGACAAATACATATGATTCCTGCCCATCAATACATGCGGAGGCAAATGCGCTTTTATACGTAGATCGCTCGCGGGTTGAAGGCGGAACCATATACATAACTGATGCAGCATGTTATCAATGCGCAAAGCTAATATCAAACGCTGGAATACGTCGTGTTGTTATGAGAATTGGCACTCGCGCATCTCATCGCCTTCCTGATGAGACCGTAGAGTACTTTTTACAGTGTAATATAGAAGTAACAATAACAAAGGACGTAAATGACTGATAGCGGACTAGGCGACGTTAAACTTCACCTTGTAGACAGCGTAGAAAAGGCTGATGCCTTTATACGTTGGCTCGGTGAAAGACGTCCACACAACGCAATTGCAGTTGACACTGAAACCGGTGAAAAGCCTGGTGGAGAAAGAAAAGACGCGTTGTCTCCCTGGCACGGCCAACTGCGTCTTGTTCAAGTTGGAGATGGACAACAAGGTTGGTCTATTCCTTGGCAAGAGTGGGCTGGTGTTTTCTATGAGGCTATGGACAAGTTTGATGGACCTTTAGTGTGTCACAACATAGCGTTTGAGGCTCGTTGGTTTGCAGTTCAATCACGCTGGGGCATTCCATGGCATAGGTCGCACGACACTATGATTATGGCACACATAATTGATCCTTTAGGATCCGGTGCGTTAAAGCAACTTGCCGCACTACATGTTGACGGCCGCGCAGTTGCGTTGCAAGACACCTTAGACCTTAAGCTTATTGAAAATGGTTGGACATGGGGAACAGTTCCAGTAAACTTTGAACCGTTTTGGGCATACGGAGCACTTGATACAGTGCTTACAATGCGTTTGTGGGAGATGTTTTATGAAAAGTGTGGTCCTACAGGTCCATATAACCGCGCTTACGAACTTGAAATGGCTGCACGCAAGATTGTTACACGCATGGAGATCAATGGAGCACGCGTAGACCTTGAGTACTCTAAAAGAAAGTATCAAGAGCTAAATGATTACAGTCAGTCGGTAAAAGATTGGGCTAAGCAGACCTACAACGGCACTTCCATATCAAGTAACATTCAACTAGTGCGTCTTTTTGAAAAACTAGGCGCGGAAATTACAGAATTTACACCTACAGGACAAAAATCTGCAACAAAGGACCAATTAAAGCTACTTACCATTAACGGAAACGATGAGGTAAAAAATCTTGCCGAAATTGTGTTAAAACAACGTAAGGCAGATAAGCTTGCAAATACTTATTTTTCAAACTTCTTAAGTGATAACGTAAACGGAGTAGTTCACCCTTCCGTAAAAACACTTGGTGCTCGCACAAGTCGTATGAGCATACAAAATCCAGCCTTGCAGACATTGCCCAAGGGTGATGCCACCGTTCGCACCGCATTTATACCAAAGGACGATGAACATGTCATTGTTACCAGCGACCTTGACCAAGTCGAGTTCAGAATGGCGGCTTCTTTATCAGGAGACCCAAATCTCATATCGCTTTTTAATAACGCAGACGCCATTGGGTCAGATCCATTCACTGAAATTGGTCGTGAAGTATACCAAGATCCAACGTTTCAGCGTTCTGACAAACGTCGTGTACTTATCAAGGGTATGATCTATGGACGTCTTTACGGAGCAGGAGTTGCTAAGCAAGCGCTTACTGCTGGAGTGCCAGAACCTCAGATGAAGGTAACATCAGATGCATTTGACAGACGCTTTCCTGGTATGACAGGTTTTCAACGACAAATTGAAGATGTCGTGATGAGGCGTATACGCGACGAGGGGCAAGGATACGTGTATACTTGGACTGGCAGACGTTTGCCGTGCGACGATGACAGAGCCTATTCTGCTATGAATTATTTAATCCAAGGAGGCGCTGCCGAGGTATTTAAGGCAAACCTTGTTAAGTTAGATCAAGCTGACTTAACTGAACTTCTCATAGTTCCAGTGCACGATGAAATTGTTCTTAACGCGCCAAGGAAGGACGTTCAAGAAATTAAAAACATTGTTAAGCAGTGCATGACAACTACGCAAGGCTGGGATGTTCCTCTTACTGCAGGAATAGACGGGCCTATGGAAAACTGGGGAGAAAAATATAAGTGATGCATATACTAGCAGTTGACCCTGGCAAGGCAAGTGGAATTGCGCTAATTTCCTTGAACCTTGGAGACGAGCCAAAAATTATAATTTCTGGTGAATATCAAATGAAAGAATACTCTCAACCAATACGTGAGGCACTAAATACCGCAAAGGTAGGTAACATAGCAATACAAGTTGTTTGTGAAAGATTTATCATAAACGCACAAACAGTGCGTAACTCACAGGCGCCTTATAGCCTTGAGCAAATTGGTGTTCTAAAACAGATAATGCTAGATAGTGGATTAGATCCTGATTCAATTATCTTCCAGTCTCCAGCGGACGCCAAGGCAATGTTTGACAACACAAAATTGAAGAAACTGGAATATTGGTTTGTGGGCGGTGAAGGACATGCGTTGGACGCTATACGCCATGGTCTTTTGCGCTGTGTAAAGCTAGGATGGAAGCCTATGCGCCTGCTTCAATAAAAATCTACATACTAGGTCAAAATGTAGTTACTTTTTATCAAAACCTGTTAGTATAACGACTTAATGACGAAAGGAACCTTTTAGGTGTCTGTGAACGTAGAGCTTGACGAATTAAACAAGCACGTAATAATCAATGCCGAGTGGCGCTTTAAGGAGCTTTGTAAAAGTTTACCTGGCGCAAAGTGGGATACAAAGCTGAGCGTGTGGACAGTCCCATTGAGCTGGGCAACGTGTCTTGCATTGAGATCTACCTTTAGAACAGACCTGCAAATTGGCCCTAAATTGACCGACTGGGCCACCAATGAGCTTGCCAATCGGATTACCCCAGCGAATAATCTTCGTGACCTAGAGACCCTAGAGGACCTCTCTAATGCGGACCTATTTCCGCACCAAAGGGCAGGCGTTGCATTTTTAAAGACTGCCCGTAGAGCGCTACTTGCCGACGAGCCTGGCCTTGGTAAGACTGCCCAGGCAATACGTGCCTTAAAGGCATTTAAGGACTCAGGTGAGGACATATTCCCTGCCTTGGTAGTTTGCCCTAATACACTTAAGAAAAATTGGAAGCGTGAGTTTATAAAGTGGTGGCCAGACGTAAACGTTCAAGTAATCAAGGGATCCGCAGGACAAAGGCGTAAGCAGTTTGAAGAACCAGCGGATGTTTATGTAATTAACTGGGAAGGTTTAAGAACTCATTCACGCCTGGCAGGCTATGGATCCATTGCTTTAGCAAGGTGTCAGTTCTGCGGCGGACACGATGAAAAGGTGTCGGAAAATCGCTGCGAAGTTCATCCGCGTGAGTTAAACAACATTGATTTTAAGGCAGTTATAGCTGATGAAATTCACAGATCCAAGGAAGCAAAGTCAAAGCAAACTCGTGCGCTCTGGGCTGCCACAGGTGATGCGGATATTAGATTTGCACTTACAGGAACGCCAATTGCAAACGATGTTTTAGATCTGTGGTCAATTCTTCACTGGCTAAGCCCAAATGAGTGGCCAAGTAAAACACGTTGGGTTGACAGAATGGTTAATACCATGCTTAATGCCTTTGGTGGCATGATGGTTTTAGGTGTTAAGCCTCACATGGAACAAGAATTTTATGCAGCAATAAACCCACGCATGCGTCGTATGCTAAAGGCAAAAGTACTTCCGTGGCTACCAGAGATGATGTTTGAACGTCGCGATGTAGAGATGTCAACTAAGCAAAAGAAAGCTTATGACCAAATGCGTGACATGATGATTGCAGAGCTTGAAGGCGGAGAGGCGCTTACCGCACCATCTGCGCTTACACAAACAATTCGTCTTTTACAGTTTGCAAGTTCATACGCCGAAATGGCAACAAACGAAGCTACAGGCGAGATTAAAGCTGTTCTTGCAGATCCATCTTGCAAGGTTGAGGCATTGATGGACGATATAAAAAATGGTGACTTTGGAAATGACTCGGTTGCCGTATGTGCAGTCTCAAGACAGTTAGTCTATCTTTTAAGCGCTGCACTGACTAAAGAAGATATACGACACGGTCTCATCACTGGAGCTCAAAGCGAGGACGAACGTCAACAAGCGGTTGATGATTTTCAAGCAGGCAAGATCAAGTGGATTATTTTTACAGCCCAGGCAGGTGGAGTTGGTATTACACTAACTGCTGCACGTCGCCTAATCATGTTGCAACGTCCATGGTCACTTGTTGATCACAAGCAGGCCTTGGATCGTGTACATCGTATTGGATCAGAAATTCATGACTCAATTATCGTTACCGACTACGTTACCGAAGGAACCATTGAGGAACGCGTCATACAGGTACTTGAAACAAAGGCAGATAACTTTGAGCAAATCGTTCGCGACAAGGACAAATTACTTGCGCTTCTAAAAGAGGATAAGGCAGGAGAGCTATGACACAGCCGATAAGAATTTCCAACTCGGAAATCCAAACCTACAAAGATTGTCGCAGAAAATGGTGGCTCTCATACTACCGTAGACTGCAGCCTAAGACTCAACAGATGACAGGCGCGCTCGCACTTGGCAGTCGCATTCACCAGGCGCTTGATGACTACTACTCAAAAGGTATTTCACTTTTAGAGGCGCACTCAATTCTTGTTGCAACGGATCGCAAGATTCTTGAGGATTCATTTCGTGATACCTATGACCTTGACTCTGAGGCTGAGCTTGGACGCATAATGCTTGAAGGTTACCTACAGTGGGTTGAGGAAAACGGAATTGACTCGGAGCTAGAGATGATCTCTACCGAGGAAATTATCTCAATGCCAATGCTTGAGGGACGCGTAGAGCTACAAGGCAAGATTGACATGCGCGTTAAGCGTAAGGCTGATGGCGTGCGTATGTTTCGTGACTTTAAGACAGTCGGTGGATCCTTTACGGACTTTGGCTCAATGGCTCACATGAACGAGCAAATTCTTACATACATGATGTTAGAGACAGCGCAAAACAAAGAAGGCGAACGAACTGAAGGCGGAATCTTTACCATGCTTAAAAAGGTAAAGCGCTCTGCCAACGCGCGTCCTCCGTTTTATGACCAGATCGAGGTAAGGCATAACGTGTTTGCCTTGCGCTCGTTTTGGCAACGCATCAATGGAGTTTTAACCGACCTAATAAAAACACGCGATGACCTTGACGCAGGTGCAGATCATCGCTACGTTGCATATCCGCGCCCAAGTCGCGACTGCAAATGGAAATGCCAGTTTTTCACTGTATGTCCTCTGTTAGACGACGGAAGCGCCGCCGAACAAGCAATCAGTGAAATGTTCGATGTAGGAGATCCATATGGATACTACGGAACAGAAGAGAAGAAAGGAAGTGAGTGACGCATGTCACAAGTACAACGATCCCTCACGATGATGGTGTATGGAGAGTCTAAAGTTGGAAAGTCCACCTTTGCTGTCACAGCACCGTATCCCCGACTAATGCTCGACGTTGAAGGCGGACATCGATTTCTGCCAATCATAGTTAAGTATTGGGACCCACTGCGCGAGGAACCGCCTGTCGCAGATGGTACCTGGGATACGTGTGTTGTCACCGTTCGTGATTACGATACAGTTCTAAAGACGTATCAATGGCTGCAACTAGGTAAACACCAGTTCAAAAGCTTAATAATTGACTCAATATCTGAGTTGCAGGTTAAGTGTATGGACTCAATTGCAGGCAATGAACAAATGAAAATGCAACAGTGGGGTGAGCTACTTCGTCACATGGGTGCGCTACTGCGCGATCTACGTGACTTAACTATGCATCCAACTAACGCACTTGAAGCTGTTGTATTAACTGCAATGGCACGCTCAAGTGATGGACGTTCTCGTCCATACCTACAAGGACAGTTAGCAATCCAAGCACCATATTTTTATGATATTCTTGGAGCGTTGACAGTTGAATCTTTATCGAACCCAGATCCACTGCAACCTCCATATAAGGTGCGGCGCATGTATGTTGAGCGTACCAACGAGTACGAAGCTGGCGAGCGCGTTCAAGGTCGTCTTGGCGCAATCGTAGAACAAGAGAATCTCGGCATTGAGCGTATGCTTGATGTCGTGTTTGGTCCAAAGACACCAATACAACCACAACCAACAGAACAGAAAGGCTAATCAGTGAGTACTCTCAACTGGGGCGACCTCGTTAAAGACGCAGGTGAATCAGCAAGTTATGAACCTCTACCCGATGGCGATTATGATCTAACCATAGTAGAGGCTACAGCAAAGGTCTCGCAATCAGGCAAGACTATGTTTGCAGTTAAGGCGCAGGTAACAACTGGCGCTCACGCAAAGAGACTAATCTGGGATAACTTAGTAGTTACACCAGATAACTCTGCAGCTCTCGGAATGTTCTTCCGCAAGATGGGAGCTCTTGGTCTTGGCCGTGAGTTCTTTGCATCTAATCCTTCAAATGCTCAAATTGAAGCAGCATTAAAGGGACGCTCGTTCCGTGCACAGGTAGGTTCACGTACCTGGCAAGGCAACAAGAAAAACGAAATCAAGATGTACTACGTGGCTGCAGCGGCGGCAGCATCTGCTGCACCAGCAGCAGCAGCTCCTGCACCTGCACCTGCACCTGCACCTGCACCTGCACCTGCACCTGCACC